CAAACAAATGGTACTGGGCTTGATCTCAAGTCTGTTAACCGGACTTGAAAAATAATTGGCCTAAAAATGGTTAACAGCGATGCTAATGAAAGCAAGTAATTACAAACATGGTGAGAGTAAAGTTGAATACAAATTTTGGGAAGGCGTGAAAGCTGGATATAAAAATGGCGAACAAGACGGATACGAACACGGATCCAGGATCTGGTAATGCCCCTTCGCCCCTACCAAGAAAAGCTTTTCCTGGACGTCCGAGCCGCGTTCAAAGGCCGGCGGTCTGTACTTATGCAGTTGGCCACCGGCGGCGGTAAAACCTGGATTTTCTCGGAGATGTCCAAGAGCGCCCAGAAATACGGCCAGACGGTCTGGATTTTGGTACCGCGCAATGAACTGCTATCACAGGCTAGCGAGCATCTCGCGGCCGCTGGAGTGTCACACGGGCGGATTGACGCCAAACACCAGGAGTCAACGGCGTTTAGTGTCCAAGTCGTATCAAAAGACACCCTGATCCGCCGATACGACAAGATCAAGAAAAAACCCACATTCATCATTGTCGACGAGGCCCATCTTGCCCTTGATCGGTACATCGAGATCTCGAAACGGTTTCCAGATGCCAAGATCCTCGGAGTCACCGCCACACCGGAGCGCCTTGACGGACGCGGACTTTCCGATCTGTACGAAACCATGGTTATGGGCCCGTCTATCCGGGAACTCGTAGAGCTCGGGTTTCTGTCCGATGTGGAGTACTACGCCCCGCCGATCCAGGGAATCGAGAAACTTCACAGGATCGGAACAGACTACAAGGCCGATGAGCTCGAGGCGTTGCTTGAAACACGCAAGATCTACGGTGAATCAATTAGGCACTACCGAAAACACGCGGACGGGAAACCGTGCCTTATATACTGCCGATCGGTCAAGGCGGCGGAGGAAACAGCGGACAGATTCACGGCCGGCGGATATCGGTTTTTGTCGATTGACGGAAAAATGACACCAAAGGAGCGAAAAAAAAGACTGGATGCACTTCGGACAGGACAGATTCACGGATTGACAAGCTGTGAACTCGTTACTTATGGCCTGGACGTGCCAGCGGTCAAGGCAATCATCATGCTACGCCCGACGCTCTCCAGGGCCCTGTATTCCCAGATGATAGGGCGCGGATTGAGGCCGACTGACGACGGATCGAAATGTGTGATCATCGATCATGTGGCGAACTATCAAGAGCATAATCACCCATTGGCAGATTACGACTGGCAATTCTACGGACGCGAGAAACGAAAACCGCGCAAGGAAAAAGACGAGTTGATCGCCAGGCTATGCCCAGAACTGGATTTCATGTATTGTCACAAGGCGAGTTGCATCGGTTGCGAACACAATCCAAACGGCAGGAAAAGCCGTCGGGAAGAAATGATAGATCTGGATCTGATCAAGGTGAAACCGATCGCGTTGAAAGACCGGCCGATAGAGGAGAAAAAAGAAATCGTCGACCGGATCAACCTTGCGATCATTGAATTCGAAAAAACGGGGCTTGCCCCTGGACCAGTCGGGGAACTGCTTGCGGTTGCCAAGGAATTGAGATACTCTGACATGTGGGTATATCGAAAATTGACACGGGGAAAATACCTGGTGAACCGGTCGTTGCTACACGAGATCGGACGCCAGCGAGGACACAAGAAAGGCTGGGCGTGGTTCCAGGCGAAACGAATACGGGAGGAAAATGGATGATAACAGTCGTGAACAGACGAACATACAAAGGGCCAGGTGAATGGATTTGCCGTGGAAAATCTCCACTTGGGAATCCGTTTAAAATGAAAAATGAAAACGATCGTCAGAAAGTGATCGAAGAATATAAAAAATGGATTTCAAATCAACTCAAGCACGGTAATGCTTTTATAAGCACCGAATATCTTAGGTTGCTTGAAATGGCAAGCAAAGGCAATTTAGTGTTGATTTGCTGGTGTGCCCCAAAGGCATGCCACGGCGATGTGCTGAAGGAAATGATTGAAAAGGACCTAGAGGAAAAATCATGAAAAACCGAGGACCATGGACGCTAACAAGAAACAAGGTGAAGTTCTACCTTTTGGACCCAAGACCAGAGGAGATTTATTTCGATGATATCTCCTATTCACTGGCTCACACGTTCCGATTCAATGGACACACCGATTATTCAAACGCGTATCATTCGATCAGGGTTTCATCGATATGCGGCTCGTTCGCACTCGAAGGACTGATGCACGACGCGGCGGAACCATATACCGGGGATATTATACGGCCGTTCCAGGAGGCAATGGGGCCAGAATTCAAGGCAATATACAAAAAAATCGAATCCGACATCATGAAAGTAATCGCTGAGAAATTCGGGTTTCGGCATCCGATGCCACTGGCTGTGAAACACGCGGACAATGCGATCCTCAGAAACGAACTGATGGAATACGAGGCAGATCTACTCCCGAAAATGTCGCCAGACCTGGCACAGCATCTATTTGATGAAAAATTTTGCAAACTGTCGGAGGAACGGAAATGCTAAGAAAAACACACCCATATCAACGCGGGCCGGCCGTGAAACGCATCCAGGAACAACTTGAGGCATGCGGCTACATGGTAGACACTGACGGCATATTCGGAGAACAGACTGATCGTATCGTCCGCCAATTTCAGGAGGAATACCACCTTGAGGTAGACGGGATCGTTGGGATGTCAACGCGGCGGATGTTGCGGGATATTCTGAATGGAGCATGGTTTCAACGGACATGGTTTCAACGGATTGGGCCTCCTGGTCAAATCCTACATACCGGCAGCTCTGTTCTACCACGTCTTTATTATGGCCAGAGAAAATGGAGCAAGATCGAAGGAGTTGTGTTACATCAAACAGGATGCGCAATGCCCCTCCGCCCATATGGTTGGAAAAATCTAAACGCCCACATTGGCGTCACCTCCGTAGGAATCGTGGTAATCGCAAATCGGCCTGAATGCAAAATCTGGCACGCCCAAAAACTGTCCCATACGACGATCGGAATCGAGATCGCCGGGAACTTCCACGGCGTCGAAGGCCGTGAAAACACCTTATGGAAAGGCGGAGGTCCGGCGGCTACACTTAATCAAGACCAACTAGATGGATGCAACGCGGCGATGAACCTGGTTCGCCAGTGGTTCGAGGAAGCCGGCCAGGAGTGGAAGTACATCTACGCCCATCGGCAATCGAGTAAGAACCGCGCTGGAGATCCAGGATCGGCAATCTGGCAACAGGTAGCGATTCCATGGATGGAGAAAACAGGCGCCACGGATGGAGGCGAATATTTCAAAACCGGTTCCGGCCGGCCGATTCCAAAAGAATGGAATAAAAAGTACGAAAATAATCGATACTGGGGTTGACGAATAGGGAAAGTACGGTTATATTATTAAAAGAGGCAAGGGAATAACGAAAAAGGAGCCCCAAAATGAAAACCAGATGGCAAGGAAAAGGATTGTACGACGTGTTTTTCCAAGGAGTCGATGAACAGGGGAATATTCGCTATACATACCAATGGACGCGCAGGTATGAAAAGCGATCCGAATTCATGGCGACCCACATTTACATCAAAACAAAGAAATACGTGACGGGGGTATGATGATGAAATCCATCCTGATGCTGGCATTCCTGGCCATGGCATGCACTGACATCGACTACAGCTACGATCTGGACGAATACGAACTCGACGTTCCGGACTGTGGCGTTTTTCTCACGGTAGACGGCGAGCCGTGGCGCGGGGAATACGATTACACAAACCAGCCACAGGATGGATATTGTGGCCCGGTTGCGTTTAAAAATATCATGTGGTGGCACGATTCCGATGTGCCTTGGAATATTGCAGCGATCGAGCTCAAGACTGACGACTGGGATCCTGGATTTAAACTTTGGAAATACTGCGCGGCTGCCTGTCACGGAGAAATCGCCATCTGTGCCAATATTTGCTACGAAGCCGTGAGAAAACAGGTCAAGGGTACATCGACGAAAAACATTGTGAAGGCACTCACGAAAAACGCCCCGGATGGATACAGTCTTGAATTCACAGCTAAGGATCCCTCGGCAATAGACGACATCATTGAACAGATTGGCAATGGGAACCCTGTGATTGTAATCGAGACCATTAACGATGGGAAATTACACGCATCTGTTCTGACTGGATTTACATGGATTGACGGCGAGATCTGGACTGTAACTGCGAACAGTTACGATCGAACTATTGACGATTTTATGCGCGGCTGGTCTACCATCGACAGTGGGAGCAAGATTAAACGTAAGGCAATGTATGATTTCGGAGTTCGGCCGTTTATTGCTATGTGGTATTCTCGTGACTCTCCACCCGATCCGGATAGTGAACTCTGAAAATTCCGCCCATCCTGGTCAGTACATCACGAAATTTTCTCTGTTCTTTTGACAGATCACCTGTCATTTTCACTTCTTCAAAAATAAACACGGCGATTTTTTTACCGACCATATCTTGGGTAACTTCCACGGTTTCCCAACCGCAGAGATCTGGCCAGCCATCCGGTCCGGCCTGGAGAGGACGCGGTTTTTTGAGAATCAACGTGTCACCGATCCTTTTTTTTATATTGCTGACCCATCCAATGCCAGAATTGATTCGAAACAGCCTTTTCCCTTGAGGTAGACCGGAAAGAATCTCCTTAATCCGTTTTCCTTCGCGATCGCTCATTGGAAAAATTGCAACAGTGCAGTTACGCCAGCGCCACCGCCGGCCAGCGCAGCAATGGAAAGGATCACGTATCCGATTCCTTTCCCGGCTTTTGTCCAGTCTATGTTTTTGGCCCAGTTTTTCTTTTTCTCGAGTTTTTCGATTTTCTCTTTCACATGGGCCATATCTGATTTTAGTTCTCCGACATCGCTGGATATGTCAGTAACTATCTCAAAAATCTTTTCACCATAACTCATTTGTACCTCAATTCTAAACGCTCTGTTTCAGCCTTGTGCCATTCGCGAGATTTCTCCAACGCTTGATCGTCGCCTTCGACCTCGAGCCTGGATTTCATGAACGCAGCGCGATCAAGCGCGATATTTTTTTCTTTCTCGAGCTCTTTTTGTTTTTCGTCATCAGACAGACCGCGGATTCGTTCAGTGTGCAGTTGTTCGATTATTTCATGTTTTGTTTCGTCTGGCATTGTCTCGGCCGTCTTGTATCCGCATGGAAATTCCTCGCCGAGTTTTTCAATCACGCCGTGTTCCCATTTTCCGTCTTTTTTGATCCAATATCTTTGACCGCGGAGATCGGGTATTAATCCGTGTCCTCCGTGGAAACAAACCTGTTGGTTTTTTCTCTCCTGGAGTAGTGCCAAATATTTCTGCCAGATCTCGTCCGTGACGATAAACTCGCCGGGTTTCGGCTGAAAATATTCGATATTCTTTTTGTAAAGCTCGGTACATTTCTCGTTTAGCTTTTTTCGATCGGCCTGTATCTCCAGAATCGTGTTTTGAAACTGCTCCCAGAGAGTTTGTGCACGGGCAGCCCGAGATCGTTTTTTATTGGCCCGGTAAAATTCTTTCAACTTCAAATTCGCGGCCTGAGTTTTTTTGTGGAATTCAAGCATATCAGGATCGTTATTCATAAGCTTGTCCACTTTCAACCGGGTTGCCACCGCATCAATTACCGGATCGCCTACACCGGTTACGATCGTGTAACCGTCGATTTCTTGTGTGATGACTGTTTTCATATTTCCTCTCCCGTGGAAATTAGTACCTGATACACCAGCGACCGGTTACGTTTACCGGGCGTGACTCGCTGGAATTTTTATTTATCGCTGAAACTGATAATCCGCTATTATCAAGCAACGCACTTCCGCTTTGCGCATATGCCTTCCCGAGACCTCCCCCACCTTGGTTGTCTATCATTTCAGCCGTGCCTGAGCCTGGGGTTATGTTGAAATTTTGGTAAAAACCATCTCCTGATGCCCCTACATAATAAATAGTATGCCTATGGTCGAAAACCGCCCAGTCCTGATTGTTGCCAATATCCCTTGATGCTCCGTCTGGATCCACGGTTCCGCTTGTGTCCAATCCGCGGGCAAAAACTCCGCGCATGTCTGGTAGGACAAAATAAGGACCAGCAACATTCCTTATTGTACCAGGAGTATCACTGGTTTTGTAATACGCCGATGCTGTCGGATTGTCTGAATCTCCCACATAAGTTGACGCCACTAGTTCAGAATACGATGCTATGGTTATCGTCTGCCCGTTCAACGGTAACAACCGAATGCCTAGAGAGCTTGGATCTGCATTGTCACCCATCCAGAACACAACCTCGCCAGGGTACCCTGCGATCCTACGAACGGCTTCGAGTCTTTGACTGGCCGCAGAAGACTCCGTAACCGCGTCAGGAGTCAACGAAGCTGCGTTCATCAGTGCCTGTGAAAAACCCCAAAGATCATCGATTACAGACTTGATATATGGCGTTCCGTCAAGATTGCCAGGACCTGTTGAATTCAAACCAACTACGGCAGGAAAAGCCCCGGAAGTGTTTGCTATTGTTGCATAATCAATCATTTTTTTCTCCTATACGTAGTCTACTAACAGACCGGCCCATGTGCCCAGTGGTTTGTAGGTTAGAATTAATCGTTTAAATTCGCCTTCACGCTCGGCGGGAACTTCTGCGCGTTGTATATCCGATGTTTCAATTAATATCTCGTCAAAATATGCTATTTTAGGAAGAGTAGAAGGAGCAGAATTATCCCTTATTGCTAGCCGAATTCCTGTTATTCCAAATGGTGGAGACGTAAATGCAGCCAGATAATTTGATTGACCAGCCGGAATAACAGCACCTGTTCCCCAAGCACCACTTAAAGCATCCTTGATTATAATACTAGCCTCTGTGTTAGGTGTAGCATTTGTCCATACTCTTACACTTATATCACATTCTTGGAGTATTGGATTTTGAAAAATTTGCTCAACATAACAATTCGAATATGTAGGAGGAACAAGCGTTCCTGATTCTACTTTTATCGATCTTAAACCGTTATTTATATAAGTTGCATCGGTGTTTTTAGAAGCTTTCGCCTGGCCGTTTTCTTTCCATTTCGTAATCGTAGCATATTCCATATTCCAATCATTCAACCAGCCCCACTCCTGTCCAGTGATAAAAAATATATTCTGCCACGTATCGGACGAAACAGGGATCGAATACGTAACAGGTGTATACGCTACTTCCTCGAAATATCCGGCAACGGCCTCCGGTTCACCTGCGAATGTTTCTGCACCGTTTGCCTGAGATTCGTAATCCAAAGATGTTTGAACAATCGGGCCATTAACCAGCAGTTCACCGCCGCCTAATCCAGCTATTGCGTTAGGCTCACCTGCGAAAGCATCCACCTCGCCAGCCTCGAGTAGAAATTCAGTGCTTAAATAGTCGTCAGGATCGATCGGCGGGTGATTCCTGCGGACATACACATCAAAACCGGCGTTTCTCAAAATCGTTTGCAAATCCGTATCACTGGCCGTCCCTGGTTTCGCGTATTTTACAGCGAACAATTTCTGACGCCGCGTGGTATCGTCAAGTCGATCGTCGGGTAACAACCCGTATTCTTTTTCAAGATCAGATAGGATTGGAGTTTTCCGAGGGTTCCGGATGTCACCCAGCGCAAAAAGGCGTTCGTAGATCTCGTTTGCATTCAGGCCCAACGCGGTCAAAAACTGATCGAAGCCAGCACGAGGAGCCGGTTTCCATAATTCCCCAGGAGGTAAAAGCGCCTCAAAAACTGCTTTCATGTCAAGCATATGCTATTCCCCCAGTTTCAAGCTTTGCCAGTTCGCCAGCGAATAGTGTATACTGCGAAATGAACACGCCGACCTCTAAGCCAAACCCAACTCCATCGGCAGTGGCTCCATATGGCGACATTGCATCTTGAACAACCGTTGATACACTGAGATCGGTTATTATGTCGTTTTTCTCAGATAGAGGATCCAGCCCCTCGATCCACATGAAAATTGCCCTGAAATACTCATCAAGTGACGTTTGAATGTTTGTTTTTGCCGCGTCTTTCACTGTTGGATCCGCGCTGAAATTCCGGATCTCAACAAAAAACGGAACACGTGTAATCGACTCGACATACAAGCTGGAGTCAGTGGTTCCAAGCGCTGGGTTTGCTGTTCCATCCGTTTGGTTGTAATTGATATTGTCCCGTGCGGAATCAAGAACGGCCTGGCCAATGGTTCCAGTTGCCTCACCGTCGGGATTAATACTCGAATCCACCTCGATATACACAGTCCTGTCGCCCGGGATAGACGTTCCAGACGGCCGGCCAGAATACGGGAACGCACGAAAAACACCATCTCCTAACTCTGCCCATGTTCGATAATCAACCGCGTTGGATCCGCCTCCTACTGTTCTGGCTTCGTTTAACAGCCGACGCCGCCAGGCTTCGATCCCTTCCTGGTCTGTACCAAACGTATTCGGATCGCCCTGGACGGTTGCGGAATTCGTGGCTCCAGCGATCGGTGAATCCATGGTCATGGTGTCGCCGTCGTTGAGATTCCCTGCGGTTCCGACATCTTTGGCGGTGACTGTCATCAACGCACCGTCTCCAAGTGTCGGATCTGTGGCTGCTACCGTTGTCGAGTCGTTTGTATACCGGACGTTGTTCGAATCACCGACAAATTCTTTTCCGGCTGGAATCGATGTTCCAACAGTCGCCGGGAGAAATATAGTGTGATTCGTAGCCGTACCGGCTTTCCTTGGAACGTTATACTCGTTTCCAAAAACCGTCAACCCGGATTCACTGGCCGTTATTATCAGATTTTCCCTGGCCCGGTCTACCGCCAGACGAGAGAGCTCTGTTTGCGCTTGTGCCTCGTTGGCAGACTGGACACGTAAAAACGCCTTATCTACCAACGGAGATGTTTGATTCAACTCGGATTCGTAGTTTGACAGGTTCCGTTCGTAGTTTTCTTGTGTTGTCGGAATTCTGTAAGCCATTCTACACCTTTAAATTAGCAGGATCGATTTTTTGAATGATCCAGTTTTGTGCGTTTTTCAATGCCAGGAATGCCTCGAGATCTTTACCAGGGTATTCCACAAGAACTACAGCCTGGATTCGATTCGTGCTCGGATTAGACACCGCCGCTGTAACCCTGGACGCTAGGCCAGAATCAACCATCCATTTCAGCGCGAGCTCTGCCGCGTCTCTGATTTCGTTCAGTGCTGACACTGTGATCGGCTGATTCAACGCGTTTTCAAAATTGCTTCCTACTTGCTGATTCGGACCCTCGATCAGAAAATTTCCGCTCCAGCCAGGACGCGTAAACAGCGAAATAAAGATCGCGTTTTCAATCCCGCCATCCATGATCGGTTGGCCACCTACGAACGTTAACGCCGATCCATCCTCATTGAGAGTCATTTTCGGATCGCCCTGGAAACGGTCGGTCATGGAACTTTTACCTCGTTAATTTTTGATGGGTCAATATCGGCCGTGGAAGGGGAACCGTCAGAAACGGTAAATGCAACAGGCGCTGGTGGAGTTCCTAGCAATGTCGGGCCGCCTGGAACATATGCGTTGAAAAACGATCTCAATACTGCATTTATTCCATTTACAATTTCAACCAAGTCGTCATGTTCTGACTGTAACTGATCAAACGCCTCTTTCAATTCTGAAAACCGAACCGCGTTGTCTGAATCGCCGTTCAGTTCAACGTTCCCCTGGTTGTCACATTTTACCCTGGCGGATTTACTGGAGCCATCCTCGACGGTTGAATACATTTCGATCTCGCCGCGGGCCGCCTCCGGTTCAATCCCGTCGTCGAATCCTACAACTGTTTTATAAGATTCGCCAACACCGTCCACCAGTGCTGTGGCGTCATTAGAAGGGTTGTAATCAATACCACCATGAAAAAAATTTTCCACAGTTTGAAGATCGTCCGCGTCAGTGACTTCGACCGTGACCAGCAAGACATCATTATCCCCCTCGGTGTTCACTGCTTTTTCGGTCCCAACGATTTTTCCCATAAAAACAGGCATCAACCCTCCAGCCACGGTTCAACCAGTGGTTCCCCAGTATATACCTGTGGTGGCACAATTTGCAACGTTGAGGCTGTGCCTTTATCGTCAAGCGAAAATTCGACCGATTTTATCAAAAAATCGAACCCGTTCGGAATGAAATTCGTTTCAGAAATAACCGTGACAATCGTGTTCTCTCGCCACAGTTCGCCGTTCGGTGCGTACCAACCTTTGACGTCAAGCGGGATTTCCAACGCCTCCGCAACCTGCTTTGACCGCCGCCAATCGGCAGCCGTCTGGATATTGCCAGCCGTCGATTCGTTGGCTGTGAACGTCAGAAACCTTGATCGTGGTACCGCGTCGTCTTTTGCCACTGCTGTTTTTTTCTTTTTCTTGCGTGTTTGGGCGATAGCCTTGTAAACATTGAACCTTTTACGACCGTCGAACATCGAAGACATTCCGAGAAATGGCGGAACTCCCTCCTGGAGAGTTCCAACCGATTTCTGTCCGGTTTCGGTTCGATAGAAAATCACCTGGCCCTTTGGAGTACTAGACATCAAGATCCCGCGCTGGGAAGACAACCTCAACAGATGCGCTGAAATTCCATCCTGTGGATTCGCCGTTACGCGTTCAAATTGTTCATCCTCGCCAGCCTCATACAAAACCTGTATACCAAGAGGTTCAACTAGTTCCATGGCCCGTTGTTGGAGAGATACTTTTTTCTGCTCGTATGGTGGTTTTACAGTAGAATCGATTACGTCAGCAGTGTAACTCCATCCGACCAAATCCAAAACCCTGGAGTCAGCAGTGATCGACGGTGAAACCGTGTACAGATATCCAGATACCATCAAAACACCACCTAGATACACATTCGCGACAGGGTACCGATACGGCCTCAAGTATTGCTGTAACCTGGAGTCACCGGAACCAAATGACATCGTGGCGCTCCAACCGTCAGCAACTGTATCCATCGTTCGAGTCAGCCGTCCGGCAGTGATCGGAACTTCGATCCCTTCAATTTCAAGCGTAAACTCGTCTTTACCCTTGCCGGATAGTGCGACGTCTCGAAGATCCTGTTTTAGCGTTTTTTCGAGCGGATCGCCTGGTATTGTGATGACTTCCCCGGGGAATATCAGATTCGGATCTCCGGAGCGCAACCGTGTTTGATTCGCTCTCCAGATCAATTTCCATTTCGATCCGTCCCCATATGCAGATTTTGCGATCAGGGTTAAATTGTCACCCTCGACAACTGTATATTGTTCACCCTGTACCGCACGCCTACTCATAGATCACAACCTCAGTTCCGGCAGGCAGCCAAAGGATATCATTCCCGTGCAAGTCGTTGGATTCTATGAACAGATCGAAATTCGAATCATTCTCTCCGAATCCACCATATTCATTCGCGGCGATCTGGATCGGTGCGTCCGGTTCCTCTAGGACGAAACGCCGTTCAACCTTGAGATCGTATGCGGAAATAAACAGATACCGGATCGCCTGTGAGATTATGATCGACGATTCCGAGATCGACTCGGTAAGCGCCCAATATTGGTTATCGATATCCTGTGTTGAGAAAATTTCCTGAACCACTTCAAGAGCCGCCAAAGATTTGTCAAACACAGCAGACAGAGCCAACGCCGCGTTCACAGATTGTGTTCTGGTCTGGAGCGTTCCAGTGGTAACCGTCTGTGCCAGCGCAACTAGCAGCCCGGCCAGGGACAGCTCAAGACTTAATGCCTTGTTTTTGGAAACCTGTGTCGATGTCAACGGGAGCTCTGCGATGTATCCGTCTGCCAACGTGTCGTAATAATCGAGGCGTGCAATCACATCGTTTGTACCCAGGAGTGGAAGTTGAATCAATTGTTGAACCTGCCCGGCAAGCGCCTCCGCCTGGAGAACGGTTGCGTTTAAGGTATCCTGTATTCCGTTCTGAACTGCCAACACCGCGTTATTCAACGCGTCGGTTGAAGAAAACAGCGGATCCAATACGAACGCCGTGAGATTCGAAATACCCGTGACAGTCGTGTTTATCGTATCGCGCAGTTTCTCCGTGGATTCATTCAGTTGATTCGCGAACTGTTGCGCGGCCGATACGTTCAGGGTATTGCTCTGACCGTCGATGATTCCGGCCAGTTCCCGGGCCGTCAAAAGCGTGTTTTCGTCGATCGGCTCGATCCATTCGGTATTGATTTCAGTGATACCGCCGTTTTCGATCGGATCGTTGTTTTTCGTCACAGAGATCAACTGGAGCTCTAATTCGCCCTCCATTGGATGCAATAGAGTCCATAGCCCGTTTTGACCACAGGAGCGGTAAAAATTCCGCGCAAGAATATCGTTGTCAGCACCATCGAAATAGAACGTAATCGAAAACCGATCGCTGTTTATATCAAGATCCTGAACTATGTTTCCTTTGATTTTTGGGTGGAAAAAAATTCCAAGCTTTTTGTCTTTAGTCTGGGAATCGCCGCGCCATTTGGCTGTATATTCGTCTCCGTCCGGACTGGTCATAACCAAAGACGTTCCGAGGCGTTCCTCCCAATTTTTCGGGCCACCCCGGATGATCTCTTTGATTTTCTCGAATGATAGAGCCATTAGTTTTGTCCCGCCAAATCCATGATAATCGGAGGGGCCCCGCGAGTTTCGGATTCCACCTTGGCCCCGGCCGGCGCGTTCTCAAACATCATTTTCCCCATGAAATCGATCTGTGATTTACTTGCCACCTGTTTTTCATTGGGGGCCCGACGGGTTTTTGCATCGGCCGCCTGTTTGTCGTCGCCTCCTAATCCCAATTTTTCGGCCGCAAATGCAAGCCCCTTTTTCATCCATTCGAATCCAGGTTTTAGAAAATTGAAAAAGTCTGTGAACCACGATTTGACCGTATCCCAATTTCTTATGATCATCATAGGAATTTCCAGAAGCGGGTTGAACAGTCTTATGATTCCCCTGAAAAATGGGTTGTCAAGTAGCTTTTTAAATCCATCCCAAAGGTTTTGGAATATGATTTTTATCTCATGCCACATGCCTTTTGCGACTTCGGTGACTGTATCCCAATTCTGAACAAGCAACGTAATCAGGGTGATCAGTAATCCAATCGCTACGGCAATCGCCCCTATCGGATTCGCGGCCATGATTACATTTAGCGATCCCATTGCAGCCCCAGCCGCCCAGAGCATCTGAACAAATTTAAAAATCATGATCGCCTTGACAATCGCGTGATATGCCGTGAGACCTCCAACTACGCCTAAAATTATCGGAGCCAAGTCGATCGCCAGCTGTTTTGTGTTTTTCAGAAACAGGATGAACTTATGAATTCCCTGTAATACCGCCTTAACATCGAAATTCCGGATCGCGGCCGTGGCCGACTCGATCGCCCCTGGGATCTTGTCCTCGAACGCGTCGATGAACTTGAAACCGACTTCGATCGCGGCGGATTGCAGCGCCTTGAGGCGATTGCCGAGCCCTTTGTTCATGTCGGCGGCTACTTCTTTCGCAGTTTTTCCGACACGGATCTGTTCTTCGCGGTAATCTTTTAGAGAATCTTTGCCCCTATCAAGCAATGCCTTGACTCCAGATATTGCCCGTTTCCCAAAAATAGTTTTGATAGCCGCGACTCTCTGGATTTCCCCCATGTCTTTGGTTGCTTCGTTGAAATCTCCAAGGATATCAAAAATATCGTTGAAATTTCCTGTCCCGTCGTCTACCTCTATTCCTAGTTCTTTGATCAATTTGCTAGCCTCGCCGGCTGGCTTGGCTAGATTGGTAAACATTGTCCTCATGGTTGTTCCAGCCATCGAGCTTTTGATCATTTTGTCGCCCATGGCACCGGCAAGAGCAGCAACGGTTTCCAAGTCCTGGCCGGCGGCAGCCGCCGCAGGGCCTCCGAATTTAACAGTCTCGAACAACATTTCCATATCTGTGTTGGCTGAATTCACAGTTCTGGAAAGAACATTGTTGACACGTGTCATGTTCTCAGTAAGTTTATTCCCATCTTCAACTTTGAGATTAAATGCGCTCAATACGTCGGACGCTATATCTGTACTTCGAGCTAGATCCATGTTTCCGGCCGCCGCCAATTCCGCCGCCGGCCCTATAGCCGCTATTGCCTGTTCTGCGGTAAACCCGGCCATTGCCAGGAAATCCAATCCACCGGCGGCCTCGGCAGCCGTGAATTTCGTGGCCGCTCCTACTTCGCGAGCTGCCTTTTTCAACCTTGCGAATTCTGCCGTGCCTCGTTTTATACCCTCCGGGAATTTCGCAGCCGCGTTTGTTGCGGCCTGGTCAAACTCTATGAATTCACTGGTAACCGCAGCAGCCCCCATTTGTAACCGCATCATTCCCGAGGAAATGACATTGGCACCCAAAATCCCACCTAGAATAGTGCGGAATTTAATCGCTGACTTGCTGGCTTTTTTGAAAGACTTGTCTGTGACATTGCCGAATTTCCTCGACTTGGAGGCCATTTTATCAAGGGGTTTGGATACCTGATCCAGCCCCTTGAATTTCGTCAGAACGGCAAAATTCGAAATGGCCATTATTTACCGTCCTTTATCCTGCGTGCTTCTCTTTCGTATTGATCCTGAAAAACATCATGCCAACCGCTCCAGTATTTCAGTTCGTGGTATGACATGTTTTTTATCTCCGTGGTTGAGACCTTTTCAAAAAACGCGTTTCCAACGAACTGATCGAGCCGCTGGATCACACCGCCAAAAAAAGTCCACCGATAGTTTCCATGGTTGAAAGATCGACACCGGAAAACAGCAACATTGTGGAGTCTGATTCGCCGCACAATCCACCCATGAGGGAATAGACTTTTCCGTAATTGTCATTTTCATCACGATCTTTCATGCGCACACGGGCCAGGCCGGTCAGTTCTTTGTACGTAACAGTGGTCAAATTCTTCACAGGCTTTTTCAGCGTTTGGTGAATCAACAACGAATCGTTTTCAATCTTGATTTCAACCCTAGCTTTCATCACGTATCGTTTCAACTTGTTCAACATCTGCGCAACGGCTTTTTTTGCATCCTCATTTTCAATGTCATCCGGTTCGATTTCGTAATACGATGAAAACAGATCCACCTGCTTTTGTGCGTTTTCTTCTGAGATTCCCTGTGTAAGATCAATTACTTGTGTGTCTTCCATTGTTTCCTCTCCCGTGGAAATTAGTTATTAATGAATGCCGTCCAGGTATTGACAGGCATCAGTTTGCACGTGGTTCGATTCCCCTCGGTTTCGTTATTTTCGATCTCGAGAGCTCCCCGGCACTGATACGAATCGCCGGCGGAATTGGTGTATTCCAACTTCAACGGCGCTTTAGTATCCGAAAAAGCAACTAGGCTTTCTCGTTCGGAGGCGTTCGTTGCCAACACCAAACCCTCGCGCATGGCGTTTCGTTTGGTGAATTTGATCATTCCGTCGCCGCTTGTTTCGATCACTTCTTTCTCGAATTGCGTGAAAGTCTCCGTTACATTCGCGTCGGCCATGACACGAAACGGAACGCCTTCCACCGAAAAACTTCTTAGGGATCCTGAAATATCTTTTCCCATGGTTTACCTCCTAGCTCAAGAAAACGGCCAGGCTTGCATCAACCTGGAGAACGTTGTCAAAAATTCCGCCTTCTCCGGATACTACCAGCGGCAGGAACACGTTAAACCCATCCCCTCCGACTCTGATAGTAACCAGCGAAGGATCGGACTTTAGTTTGTCGATCGTGAAACTAGCACTATAAATCCATGCATGAGCCTCGAAAGACTCTGTGAGCTCCAGCAGGTCTCCCAGGACAGCCTTTCTGTCACGTGCTTTTTGACGGTCGATCGCGTTTGTAACCTTCGTAACATCCGCAACGATTATAATACCTTGCCAGCGCTCGTTTTCGAAATTCTGTCGAATGTTAAACAACTCGTTTTGCATAATCGAGATATTTCGTTGAGATTTCCAGTAATTCGAACTCTGTGCAACCCCTGCCGGATGATAGAACGTGTACACAAATTGCATCACAACCGCGTTGTTTTTCACTGCCGTTGGAGAGATTCCGGACAACATAGCGCTGTTTCTGTTGTCATAATCGTCAGTCCAGCGATCGCCTGTCCCGTCTGTCATCCCAGGGATGATCCCCGGGATGACCTTCCCAACGTAAGTTTCAGCCGCCCTGTTTTGGTTCGTTTTTGCCATGACTCCCATGGCAGCCGCTGCGATTTCTGACGGATGATTAGGGGATCCAGGAACGCAAATGATTCCGTTTGTTCTGTCCAGCTTGTTTCCGTCTCCGATGGCTTTTACAGCCGTGAGACCTGCGGATCCAACCACCGTATCACCGTCGAGAACCCTAAACGGGCGTCCGATTGTCTTAGTGTACAACCCTACGAAATCGTTTCCGATTCCGTTATAAGTTGATAGTTTAGTGATCGTGCTGGAATCTTGCCCATAGGTATGAACAACATCAGTGAAATTCGCTTCATTTGCAGCGTCACCGGTTCCGAGCCCGTCCAGGGCGTCATTGATATCCGGAACACCAGCGCCACCGGTCTGCTGTACGAATACGATCGCAACGCCAGCCGGGAGAGCTTGATTGAGTCCCAAATTCAACGACATATTTACCCCATCTCCGTATGTGGAAGTGTCTTTTGCCGTGGTAGTCACAACGCCCAACGCGGCCGATGCGGTGATCGGCAAATCGTCGTCCGCGTTAATCGCCGCGGCGATCGCAGTCGCGATTACAGAGTCAGTATCTGCATTGGCCACCGTCACTGTCACCAAATCGCCAGCCACATACAGGTAAATCGTTCCTGCTTCTGTCGCTGGTCCGGTTACCGTGATCGATCCAGCTGCCTGTGAGCCAGCAACCTCGGATTGTGGCTGTACCCAACATTCAATTCCACCGGAGCCAGCAAACGCCTTGATCGCCATTCGATGAACTGGGAACCCGAACCCAAATTTGTCTCCTGCGTCAGCAGGCGACAGTATCTGTACTGGAACCTCATCTACAACTCCGGTTTTCAGCGGATCGTAAGTTCCAATTATGAGAATTTTTCTCGGTACGTTTTCAGCGGTCGGCTGGAACGTAACATTTTCAGCGGTCGCCCCAACTGCCGGGGCGATCGAAGTAGCATCCAAAGGCATTATGGACCTCCTACCAGGACACCGGCCGGACCCGGATCGGCGTCACCGTCTTGATTTTCGTTTTGTATTTCTGTGTCAACGGCGGATCCGGCTGTCCCGGAATCGCCAGTTACTGTTTCGCTACACGCACATGTGAACTGCATCGATCCTGTGATGACTACAAATTCACCGCGTTGCATCGGTTGATCCTTTTGGACGTTATCAACCCATCGGTTTGAAACGTCTCCGATATCCAGCCCAATATCAATGTTTTCGGCATCCATCAAAACCTGATAGATTATATCGATCAACTCGTCTAGTGAATTGTCTGCCAGTTGCTGGCCCTCTTGCATCGCGTTGATCGCGGCTGCGACCTGTGGCAACGTGGACGCTGGATTGTTGATTACCGACAAATCCGCCTTCGCTGGCATTGCAACGGTCATTTGTACCGCAAACGTGATCCCATGCATCACAGGGCCGTTCCTGGATCCTGCGGATTCCGGAAACTCGCCCTGGTTGTAGAACACCTGCACAGATCTGTTATTGCCTGTGTTTTCAGATCCAGCCTGTCCCTGGCGTTGGTAGCCGATCGTTCTGTATCGGCCGGCCTCCGCGTTCGCCAATATGCTTATCAACGACGCCTTGATTGTGCGGAAATTCATTGTCATGACTGTTCGATCCTGGTCAGATACAGCCGGATAAATCCAATCGCTCCGCCTTCCTCAGACGGCCGTTCGATTGCAAAGTCAACCTTCGGCGCCGTGAGGGATGGAGTCAGTGGAATTTTCACAATCCATTTTTCGTTTGGCAATGGAATACGAACTAGAGACGAACGGCGCAAGGTGACAACCGGTTTATGGACTACCACCTCTGCGCCTGTCTCTGGGTTTTCTGTGAGCGTATCATAAAGGATCTGGCCGTAATAATCCTGAGAGTCCCCAAGGTCATCAACCAAAGTGACAGGCAGGCCGAAATCATCTGGATCCTCCAGAGTATCGGCCAGGTCTGCCTCTATTTGCTCGCGTAAATTCACCGTTACTTATCCTTTTTGATCTCTTTTTTTGGCGATTCGGGTTTCGACTTCTTTTTCAACTTCAGCTTTTCTTCAGTCAACCCGTGTTTTTCCGCCAGGTCATCAGGGATTTCGCCGGTGAATTTCTTGCGTCCGATATGGACCGATTGTCCCTTGTTCAGTTTCATTTTTCAACGTCCTTGGCCTTTTTGAGGAACTTTTTGAGTTTCTTGACCTCTGCCTTGAGCTCTTCGTTCTCTTCGGTCAGTTTTTCAACCTCTGCTTTGAGCTCTTTGTTTGCAGCTCCGAGAGCCTCTAGTTTGGCGTCAAGGTGTTTTGATGGGTCATATTTCTCAGGGATAACCCCGATGTTTCCAGCCTTCTGCTCGCGCTCGAGCGTTTTCGAAGGAAGTTGATCCACCGGGAGTTTTTCCCCGTATTTGTAATACTTACCACCGATTTTAATGCTTCCGCTTCCTATCCATTGCATCATGCAGCTCCCTTGTAGGTGACAAATGCGTCGGTTTGAGTTGTCGCGAAAATCGGGGCAGACTGCGTGCGCAGTGTTACCCGTTTCCAGTCATTCGATGCATACGCATCAAAATACAACATTCCAGCGTTCAGAGCATGCGCCTGTGCCTTGACCTTCGGAGGCATCGGCGGGGCAGACATGTTAAAACCAAACATTTGCTGGTAGAACTGTTGACGGAGAGGGATCATCGGAAGGTTTTCGGCCGGTCCGAAATACCGATCGCAACGTGCATCCGAAGCGCCAAACAAAACGTATCCGTCGGGCATCAGTTTTACAGCGGTTCCGGCTGCATTGTCGTAGATGTCAGAGTAGGTGAATTGCCAGAATTCATGCCCGCCTGGAGTCCGGAGCCGTCCGCGTGCGGTCATTCCAGCTTCTACGAGAAACCTGTATTTCTCTGGAACCGGCAAACCCTGATTTACCAGGATCAACTCGAAGCGCCTGTTGTCGGCTTTTTCCACAACGTCAGCATGGGCCAGGAAAGCGGTGTATGCATCCTCTGCGTAAACCACATAATCCAGATTCGTCCGGCCGTTCGTTCGTCCGAGATACCAAGCGTCGTCATGATCTTTCAATGGATCAGAGCTTGCGTTCGTCCAGGCGAGTGCCAATGTGGAAATATGGGCCGCGTTCCGTCTCCAGTTGTACTGAAGATCCGGATCGGAAGTTCCGATGATCGCCGGCATTATTCCCTCAAGAACAGATTGCTGGGCCAGGTATTCCCAGGTTCGGATCGTCCTGCGGACGTGTTCCTTATGGATGATATTGGCGTGCTCGCGAAGCCTGGCCAATTTCTCCTTGTTCTGGTAGGGATTCTCACCAGCCATGCGATTTAGGATCACATTGCTGTCGATGTCGCCCTCTTCCTCGGAGAGTGGAAACGTCCTAGAAAACGTAGAATACCGCTGCGACAGGGTATTTTTCTGGGTTGCTCCGAGCTTCCTCGAAACGGTTCCACGGGGTACCATGGCGGCGATCTTTTCGTTGGCTCGAATGATATCAATGTCAACGTCCAGAGAGTTGGGGGAATACCGCGTCAGAGCTCCGGTTTCAGGCCGCCCAAAAATCGACAGCCACCCGGTGGGATTCCAGATTTGATCTTTTTCATCGAACTTAGTCGCCATATAGCGACTGTATTGATCGACGGTGTTTGGAGTGGTCAAATAATCAGCCATTGCTATCTCCTAGTTTTCGAATTCGTCAATCGACATGGAATCTTCCGGACACATACCGCGAGTATGCAGCCACTGACGAACTGTCAAGTTCAACGTGCTGATTACCGTGTCAAGGGTTTTTGAGTTTTCAATAACGAGTTGATTCTCGTCAAACGTGAACGTTCCACCGGTCAGGATCGGAACGTCGCTTACATCGCCGGCGACGATTTCGGCAGCGGAGAGCTCAGCAGTGATAATTCCCAATGGGAATTCCTGGCCGTTTGTCAAGGTTTCATCCGTGAATGGAACCCACTTCCTAGTCGCTGGAATCTGTGCCATGAGGGTGTATTTTGCCAGAACAGTCGCCCTTCCGGCATCCTGTGCGACAACCTCAGCCTCCGAAACAAACGATTCTCCGCTTGTAACGAATGGATAATTGGTAATATTTGCGCTGGTCTGTACACCCATTACGCACCTGCCTTTTCAGCCTCGATCAATGCGTCGAGATCTTCGTTGCTTTCGCAAACACCGGTTTCCAGAACGGTCGGTTCAACCTTCGGGGGAATAACCTCAGTTTTGGTCTCGCCGGCTTCTTCCTGGTCTTCATGTGCTTTCGCCTGGGTTTCCTCGGTGGCAGTCATATCCATGACAACCGCCGCGCCTTCGAGCGCCTCGATCTTGGATTCGCCCTTTAGCACATTACATGCCAACGCGACGAATTTTGAATTTCCCATGTAACCTTCGGTCTCGAGAAATCCAGCGATCTTCGTTGTCTTTCTGCCTTCGGTCTCGAGTGCAGCTTTTACCGCCTCGTCAACCTGCCCCTGAACCTCTGTTCTCAGTTCAGGATGTTTGGCGTAAATTTCGTCCAATTTCATTATTTCATCCTTTTGTGATTGGCAATCACCGTTTGCCGGTTCAGTTGCCGATTGTACTCCGACTCCCGAAGCACTCGCACTTTTACGTGTACATCGGGATTCTGTTTTTGTCAACGAATCTATTAATCCCACCGAAATCGCGTCCGGTTTTGATTTATCTGGATCTTCTGCTACCAGGACTCCGCCGCGTCCGAATTTCGTCCGGACTGTTTCCTCTGATACCCCACGGCCCTCCGCAACCCGAGAGATGAATATCCGCTCGAGTGCGTCAGCCCTGTCCTGGATTACCTTGCGGCCGGCTTTGGTGCTAGCGTCTGTATCTTTGTTCGGGGCGTTGCTTGAAACAACTTTGATTTTGTTTTTCGAGTCCATCTGTGTAATTATCACACCGATCGACCCGGTGGAAGCCGTGGGAGACGTTGCAACGATTTCGTCGGCCGCGCTGGCCAGCCAATACGCCGCGCTGGCCATGATGCCATGGTTTTCAGCGATCACTTTCTTTTTCGCGCTGAGATTCATCAGGGCGGTCCACGTCTCGTCTACACCTGCGATGTCCCCACCTGGGGAATTCACGATCAGCCGCACGGTTTCAATGTCTTCGTCTTCTGCCGCTTCATTCGCCGCCTGAATGATCGATCGGTACGACGTTCCGGCGATTCCCAAGAATTTCAGGAATCCAGACGGTCCGTTCATCGACAGGGGCCCGGCGATCTGAATCGTGGCGTTTCCGTTTGCGCCCACGCTGAGAACGTTCTCCGTGGATTTGTCTCGCGCCTCCAGTTTTTCCAGATCTGGGATATCGTGGATCGACATCTGATCCGCCAGGGATTCGAAAAATGCTTGTTCCATTGCGAGGATTGTGTTCATTAAATCACTCCCTGGTATTTCACGATCGAGCAGTCGCCGTTTTTGGCTGCGTATGCTACTTTGTCGCCGGCGCCGAGGTCGAGGACTAAGTATTTTGATTCGGTGTGGGTGTTATCTGTGACTGGGTTTGTGCCGGATCCTCCAGATACATCAACTAATAAATCATTTAGATATACCGTAAATTCGCCATCACTGGATCTGGTAGCTTTAAATTTATTCCAATCACCTAAATTTACAAACGCTGTCGGGGTGAAAAACAGCGAGGATAATGTGACTCCGTTGACTTCTATAAGTTGAACTCGACGGCTTCCAGATATTGTGAGACTGTAACCATTGGAACCGGCGTCCGCTATCACAGTTGGTGCGCTGTCGATGAATATAGAATGAGTATCCCTTGAGTTGGTCGCTTTGTTTATCCACCATTCAAACGTCCCATAAGCCGCCTGGGTATCATTCCCATGGAAATACGCCGTCGGAACGTGGCACACCCCGGCCGTCACACACTCAATCACCTTCGCACTGCAACCGTTGATAGTATCGTTTGAAATATGAAACGAACCGGACTCAACGCGAAAGGGGGAGTTTGACAGTTCCCCGGATGTGTCTGGTGTGACTGTCTCGGTCACGCCGTAGTCAGTCTTGAAATTTATCGCGCTCGCACCGGCATTGTATTCGGCTTCGATTTCGGCTTGGGTTAGGGCTCGGTTGAATATTTTGACGTTTGATATGTTGCACGGGGTCGCACTAGTCCCCCCTGTTCGGGATCCCAAGTGTAGATTACCAGCAAAACTACTCCACGGGTTAGACGCAGAAGTTCCGGAGCCTACAAGTTCACTGTCGATATATAGTTTGTTTTCAAGTGAGTCCAGTTGCGCAACCACAAAGTGTGCCATGTCTGTTTTGACTTCTGTACTATACAGAACAGCACCGGCATCGTCTATATCATCATAGATCTGTATCCCTGCATACCCGGCGGCTCCCACAACTGCACGTAATCCCCATGCATTATTTGTGCCAAAATAATAATTAAAAAACCATTCGGATGCTGACATCGTGCGCGGCCATATCCACATGCAGACACTAACATCCGTTAGTGATTGGAACCCAGCCCCGCAATCTATATTATCATCAACCCCATCGAACTTCATCGACGGCCCGATCTCGGTGAACTCAAATCCCGGGCCGTTTATCGTCCCGTGGTTCCCATTCCCGCTGAGATCTTCAATAGTCCCGTCGGCTCGTGGTACCATATTGTACCCGGCGACTAGGCCGGATTGGCTGCAATCGATTCCGAGTTGACCCATGTTCCGGCCCCATGTTTTGCTTGGCCATATTGTCATCGTGATAAATCCTTGTAAACTTGGTAGTGTTCTTCGGCCGTGAGGGCTCGGCTGGTTGCTAGGACGGCGCCGATTGTGGTTGGTATTTGACGGAACCCACCGGACGTATGTCCTATGTAAACCGTCCTCGACGTAGCAACGCCCGCAGGTACTACGGTGGCCCCCGGTTCGGCTTTCACGGCATCATAGAAAAAATCCGGCGCGCCCCCAGGAATCCAAGAAACACCCAAATATTTTTTACCCCGAAACGGGTCGGCATTAAATGAAGTAGAAGACCCTACTTGAAAATACGCCCGTTTATCGGTGCACATTAAATTAACGCCCCCAGTGGCGCCCGCTGATGTGAAAGGATAATTTATGCCGGCGGGATTTTCAAAAAACGAATCGGAAAAAAAAACTATGATACTAGCGGACGCACCACTTAAATCCAAACTAACATCCGCCGCCACGGCCAGCCGCCCAGTCAAATTCAACCGCATCCCCGCGCCGTTCAATTCGGTCGGCGCAGTCGGGATCCCATCATTCCCATTCCCAGACCAGTCCAGGAACGTGCCGCTCCGATAGTCGTGATACAGCACGACCACGCCTTCGTTTATTAATCGTTGGATCGCTCCTGAAATGCAAGTCATGCGTTTCGCTCTTTTCCTATTTCAGTTAACGTAAACGTTGTCTCAATGGAAACCGATGTGTCATTCGTGTCCATGGATATTCTCGGGATGAAATCTGCCCTTGGGCTGAGTGTTGCTTTGTTCGTCTTGATCTCATACTCAATGCTGGTGCCATCTGAGGATATGGACCCAGTATCCACAACTTGGGGGTGTAAACCATAGGGTCTCACATATACCTCTAGCGCAGCTTTCGCGGCAATCTTCGTATCCAGTGAGAATCTAATAGTATCCACACTAGCCGTATATCCTGCCGGGCATGTCCAAAAAGATTGCAGTGTGCGATTGTATCCATTCTGGATAAACGTTTTTGTGTCGCTCGGAGTAGTTGGCACGCCACCTGATACAGCCGCGGTATCTGCATAGAAATGAATATTTCCCGCAAACCCGTTGCCAATTATCGGGCTAGTCACAGGATCCATATTGTACGCCGTAAAGCATCTCCAGAGGGAATTGCCAATGTCCACGGGTGTCTGCCCGGTAAGGGTAAATGTGTCCTCGACCCAGTTTCCGTCTATGTCGAGTCCGAAATATTTCACTAGTTGAGTGTCACCGACCACGCTTGAACTGGCACGGTTTATTGGCGCCGTCCCATCCAGTGGGTACACATAGTTTACGTTTCCTAGGTCATCAGACCCATACTGCCAAACATCATGAAAGGCAGCGTCAGAGTCGGCCCGAACCTTTCCGAATTTCGTCCACTCCCAGGTACCGTCTACGAGACCGCGGCGGACGCGCTCCCTGTAAGGTAGTTGTATGTAAGATTTCATGTCGCGAACTCCAGAGTCGATCCGTTGACAAACGCCACTCGGAAATTAATCAGCATCGTAAAGTCAAGTGTCGTGTTTGTGGTTAAGTGTAATCTAATGTAATTATCAACGCCGGGCTTTGCAACGAGCGAGAAGGGGCGTCCTAAAACATCATCGTCTCTATTCTCGTAGACTCGAGCCTGGTCAGCGGCTATGGTTGAGAATACTTCAGTACATATCTGATCTTTGAACAGCACCGTGTTCACAACACACCCAGACAGGTCGGCTCCGTCGGCTGTCAGTATATCCGAGTTGGTGCCGTCCCAGACATCCGCATAAACGTTTGTACAATTCGTCAGCGCTGGAGCGTCTGTGATCGCGGCCCATTGGTTAATAATGGTTATGATCCCAGTGTATTTAAAAATGTTGATTGTCTTGCTTTCGTTGTTGGCTGTGACGTGAATCGATTTTGCAAGTCTGTGGCCCCACGTTTGAAGACATGCATCTCCGAATACATTCTGTGTCATGTATCTACAATCAACTGGTGTTCGTAATGTCAAGGGCGGTAACTTCATCCTTTTCCCCCAATCAGTTTTTATATTGGTGTCCTGTGCAGCATCAATTCATTCGTGTTCGTCGTGTCATTCACGGCCAGTTTGAACCTGAAAAACATATTGTTCGTGTCGTCGAATTGCCAATTGAACAAAGTGCCTGGGGTTGTAGCGGACGATATGCTCCCAACCGCCGTGCCAGTTACAGTTTCGACACCAACGGTAACCGGGATCCACGTGCCGTTTTCATGATTCCGCATTTCGCAGGTGAGAACGTTCGCGGTCCCGCCGCCGTCGACCAGCGCGCCGCTCAACGACATTGACTTAAACCCGAGCATACTTAGGCCGTCAGCGCTTGGAAAATACGTATCCGCAGTGAGATTCGCCGCAGGGGAGATGTCCTCTGGTACCTGCCCGAACCGTGCAGGATCGGTTTCAGTAACATTCAACGATCCAGTGGTAGAATTTACAGATCCACCCAATGCGCCGACGGATCCGCCGTTTCCAATTATCTGCTTGCTTATTCGTGTTGCGCTCACAGCCACACCTCTACTTCCCCATCGTTTTCAGTCGGATATACGTACACATCAACTGATGAACTATGATCGATCTCGATCTCTGGCCCGGAAAATGAAACTCCGTCGTCTCGAACTGTCGGAGCCGCTCCGCCTGTCTCGCGGTATGTCCAGAGGTACATTCGCGGTGAATTGTCAGTTATCACAATGTTGCCGTAATTTACAGCGGTTGCGATTTTTGTCCACGTGTCTTTGGTGCACGCCACCGGGAGAGGATTCGCCATTATTTATCATCCTTATCGTTGCCCCGATCGTCATCAGGGTTCTTTTCTTCGCCTTCGCCACCGTCCTGTATCGCCTGTTTTCCAAATGGAGACTGTGGCAACATTTCGTATTCTTTTGTCAGGGCGGCCATGTTTGCCTTGGCTTCGGAGCCGTTCAACTCGCGGGCTACCCTGTTTATCGTCGTCGCGCCCATTTCGAGATATTCTTTGTCGGCCTTCGCGGTCCGCATCGGATCAATATTCGGCATTGCATCGCCGATCCAATTATTTTTTAACCACGCCTGGCGTAATCTTGGGTTGCTCCACCCTGGAGCTCTCACGCGTCCGGCGGCGATCTCGCCTTCCAAATACGCCTCATACGACGGATCCAAATAATCAGTCGCCAGCTCTTCGCGCTCCATTTCCACAATTCGCCAGTACATAACCAACAACGCACGGGAAGCCGAATAACTCTGGCCGAATTTCATCAACAAAACTTCGCCTGGCATTCCCATCGACGCGGACAGATGAGACACAAACGCCTCGGTAAAGTCACGATATGAATCCACCGGAGACGACTGGTTCAATACCTTGAGATCTTCGCCACCCTGGAGATTCCACACACCGACGGCCCCGGGAGTCATCATAGTGGTCTCATTCATCGGATGATATGACAACTGTTCGACGGATCCGTCTGATCCTGGGGTCGGAGCTATGCTCGCATCACGCGGGCCGGCAGGGGCGCCTGTCTGTATATCAAACGGATTCGCCGCTGGATCTTCTTTGTTCGGCTTGACGTACATCGAAATGGACGCCTGGATCGCCGCCTGTTTAATATGCGCCGTCGTAAAATCGGTGTGTTGCTCGAATTCCTGGATCGCGTGACTCAGATCAGAATATCCACGGCCCTGGCCTGCATACTCCGACTGATATGAATGGATCATCTGTGTCAGCCCGGATCTTGGCCCACGGGTCGGGACGGTTACCGCAACATATGCCTTTTTCTCTTTGTCGTATTGGTATATCTTGTATGCGATCTCGCGGCCTGATTTGTCGCGCTCGATACCATCGTATTCGTTAACCGGGAACCCGTAGGTGTTTGTAAACGCCGCGCCTCTGATCTGGCTCGGATCGATGAATTGCAGTTGCAACGGATTCAGTAGATCGCTGCGGCGACTCCGATAGAATCTCGTGAAAAACTCTCCGTCCCGCTTTTTCTGGATCATCGCAAGTTTCTGTTGCTGATAGAAATTATCCGTCTCGCTACGAATGGATTTTTTCGACTTCGCCCAGCAATGGAATCCGGCAGATACTTTTCTGCTCCATTCCTCCGCCTGCTCTGGCGTAATCCCCAAAACATCGAAATCAGGCGTCGGTTCGACTTTCAAGCCCTTGCCTACCACCGTTTGAGCCCATCTGGTGACAACGCCGTGAGCAGCTACACTGTCATGATATGCCGATCTTGCGTTTTGCCTGAGATATTGGTGATCCAAAACCGGCGATTGCCCTGTGCTGGCAAGCCCCTGGAACCATTTTGACCCGTCGGATCCGGTCCCGCCATAGGGAATCGTCCCATATCCGCCACCGCCATACCCGAAAAAACCACCTGGTTGATCGTATGTCGGGCCGATATTATCACCGACGATATCATCCTCGGAGACAGTTTGGCCCTTCCAAAACATTAATTTGTCTAGAAAACTCCCCATTAATATCGCCGTCTCCCGTAAAATCCGTATTTCCTGCGGATCGTCATATTCGAAACTCCGCCACAATTCAGCTTCCGGTAAAGGAGGTTAATTTCCGCCTCTAATTCTCCAATCAACTCCCTGTATTCTTTGAGCTTTCTAAATTTAGCCTGCTGAGATCCTTCATTGGAATCAAACTTGTACGACTCTTTAGTTTTAGGAATCAACGATAACAGCGCATCATTTGCGGCGTCTAGAAGTTCTTTTTTTGTTTCGATTTCCGCTAAGATTAACGCACGTTGTTCCGCTGATAGACAAGCCATAGTTCGACCTCCGCTAGGAATCTTACATAATCACGCGGGGATTGTCAACACGGGGGATTATTCGGCCGGGTTTTGAGTATAGATAAATTTAGAAGATCTGTATTTCTTCTAATATACCCATCGATGATCATTTTTAAAGCGTTAGGGCTTTGAACACTGAAATGAACTGTTTCATCGCATCCATTGTTATACATGGGTTTATTCCTTTCGTACTGCACATTTAATATTCCAGAGTGATACCATTTTCTCAAAGTGCTTACAGCCTCTGGTATCCTTGCGCCTGGCATGCCTATCCTTGTATCTATCATACATTCATCGCGCAAAACAGATCTAATATCTTCCTGTAATATCTTCATTAAATCGACTTCTGATATGCTTTCATTTTTAAGACTTGACAATCTGTTCGCTATTAAAAAATCTAATTCAACTCGCATCATTCCCCATCTTCCTGGCGGTCTGCCGCTCCATATACGCCAGAACGCTCACATGGTTTATGTTCTCGAGCTCCACCGGGCTGGCACCTCGGTGTCGGGCCCAGGCTTTTGCGTCTTTCACCTTGGCATCAAGGTACACATCACACGCCGCGAGATTGTACACCCGACAGTCAAGCGCTTCGTTCGCCCGTCCTCGCGCGTGAAAACTTCCGTCTCGTAATTTCTCCTCCGCCGTGAGCATATCGAAGTATTTCGACGTGTAATCTTTTGGGAACGCGCAGAATCCAGGCCGCTGCGGCCCTTCGTCGGCTTTCTCGATTTTCAGATTGTTGTAAATATGGTTTTTGTAATAATTCGTAGAGATCGTGTACAGCGTGACATCCTCCGACATCGCGGACGCCCTGTATCGTTTGAAATTCCCGGGATCGATCTCATCGCCCTTCTCTTTTTTGTTCTTTTTCAGCGCCTGGAACCCCTTCGAGGGATAAGTGTTCACCCAACCCTCGCAGAATCGGTATACCACGTCTGTCTTCTGTCCCTGGCCAGAGTCGACGAATATCAACACCGGGGAGAACTCCATACCGTCGGATCGTCGGAACGTCAGTTTCCCGGATCTCTGGAGTTCGGTCAGGGAGGCCCATGCTCCGTCGCTTGGATCGTCTACATCGCCCAAGACCGTTTGATACGTGATACTCCAGGTTCGGAATTTCGACCCGTGGCCGCATATCTCGAACTCCAGCCGGGGCGGTTTGTTAGGGTCGGTTTTCGATCCCTCCTGTACGTCGATCGCCATGGTCAAAAACAAAACACCGTCGGGAACTGTACCCTCGGAATACCCAGATCGGAGCTCGATTACCTTTTCGACTTTCGGCCGGCCGCCGATCTCCTTGTATGGTTTTCCAAGCGCCAGGTTTACCCAGGATCGCATTCCGTCGGGAGTCTCGCGGGCCTCCAGATATTCTTGGACCATGTCGTGCCAACTGTACATACCGACCGGAGAATACAGCGACGAAATATGATAGCTTCGATACACCCGGGAGTACGATTCCGCCGTGGGCTCCCATCGACCTTGTTTCAAAAATGTCGTCTTGTGATGATTTCGAAATATGTCGTGGCAATGGTCACAGACATAATAGACCTCTGCCAGGCGCCCGGCTTTGGTTTCGTAATGCAATCCGTGTTGACGCTGGGATGTACCAAAAACTAATTCCTGGAATTTTCCGCAAATCGGACACGGAACAAGAAATTTTCTCTGATCTCCGAGTTCATACTGTTCCTGGATCGGAGATTCGCCGTCGATCTGGGGGGTTGACAGATCCATTACTTTTTTCCGCTGTCCGAATGCCTTTGTTCTTGCTAGTGATACCTTAATCCAGCTCCCTTCCCCGCTTGTCAGCAATTTGGGGGCACCGTCGATCTCATCCCTGATTAGAACCCGCTTGGAATCGGATCTCATACTCGCCGGCGACTGCGCGGAACTCATGTCTAGAGCTCCGCCCGGGAACTCTTTGGAAAACATTGTATCCCCGGACCGTTTGTTTTTTCCAATTTTCAGTGTTTGAGCCTCGATTTTGATGCCACAAGACTCGATCAGCGGTTCGAGCCGCTTACCAACCCATTTCCTCAGCAATGGCTCTGTAGCCGACATATACAGGATCTCCGCCGGGTTTTCATCCATCCAATATGCAATTATGTTTTCAGCGGCCGCGCTAGCGCCGATCTGCGCAGCCTTCATAATCGCCTGATGTTGCACGTAACTAGCCGGGCTCATGTTATCCATGATTTCTACAAGGTATGGTGTGCGATCGTTCCGCCAGAATCCAGGAAACGGAGTATTTAGTGGCAACAGTCGTTTCCGTGCGATATACTCCGAGATCAGTGGTTCGGGCTGTTTTGTGGGCTTCAGATCGTTCAGCTCGATGAAGAAATCAAGATCGGAATTCAGATACTGTTCGGAGACTGTTAGCATTTAGGCGGCAGCCCACCTTCCTTTTTCGTCTTTCACCTCGACTTTTACGTTTTTCATCTCCATTTCTACCTTTTTTTCTACTTCTGCAATTTGCCCGGTTGCTCGGCACGCTTCCATTTTGAGCCATTTCTGAAATTTCTCAGATTCTACCATCCGCCTGAACGCCATTTTTGTGTTTTGCGCCTTGCTTCTTTGGTCTTGGCAAACGCCCATAGCTCCACTGTCCGGATGCTTGCAACGACATGAATTTTGATGCTTGTTTCTGTGTTGCCCTCCGCCGCCGGTTCCGGAGAAGTATTCCAACACTAAATCTTTTTTCGTGACTGAAAACAACAATTCACATTTCATTCTATTTCCTCACTTTTTCAATATACCCTGGAGCTCTTTGATTTCAGTAAGCCATTCTTCCACCGGATCCAATCTGTCGGCATCCAAATATCTCACGATCGCCTGTTTCAATTCGTCGATTCGTTGCTCTATCCAGATGAACTTTGGGATTATTCCAATTGGTGGTTTTGGGATTGTTTTTCTCATTTTTGGATTGTCCATGCACGAACAATAAATGGGTTTTTCTCCGCAGAATTCACACCTGTTTGGGTTATACATCGCTGAATACTCCTTTTCTATCTTTTCTATATTCCTTCCGAAATCAAATACGCTCATTCCTCTATCTCCTCCGCCTTGATCATTTTCAGACCGTCGTTTATTCGCCTCTTGATATGAGCCAGGGTTTTGTAAATTTCCTTCTCGATCCGCTCGTTGATCTGGTGTTTGATTTCGTCGTCATCAACTCCGCAGATCGCGGCGATTTCTGGCGCCAGGGTGTCCCCGAGAGGTTTGAGCTCGCCAGTGTCGATCTTGTAGAGCATATTCATGATCCTAGATACCGTTTTCCGGTCTACCAGTTCGCCCCGCATCTGTTCCCGCTTGATCTGCATTGCCCGGGCCTGCTCGATAATTTTCAGCCGCTCGGCCGTGGCCCGGTCGATCATCTGGTTTCCGTTCAGATCGTACGACTCTGATATCTCGATTTGGTCACCAACGGCGAAATTTTCCAGTTCCTCGATGGAAATCGCTTTACTGGACGCCGGTGGGAGTTTTTTCGGCTTCTTCTGTGACTTTTTGTCCTGCCTAGACTTTTGACGCGCTACATTTTGGCTTTTGAGATACTGATCATTTGTCGGATGCTCGGTATCGATTCCTAGCTTGTCAACTTTAACCACCCTGCCAAGGCGAACCGCCTTTGTTATCGCTGGTTTAGAAACGCCGGCGAGTCTTGCAAATTCTGTTTGGTTAACCCAGGCCATACCCACAGGTTAACCGGTTAACGGTTTTCTGTCAAATTGCCAGCTTTATGATCTAGATCGTACGTTGTAAGATTTATGCAAATATGCAAAATTATTGCATAAAACTCAAAAGTTAACCTGTTTCAAAATGCATAAAAATGCGACCAAGTGGGACCC